TTCCACAAAACGAACCTATTTTTTTGGCCCATTCGACTAGCGGTTAGGTCGTAAGTTTCTCACACTTAAAACAGCGGTTCGATTCCGCTATGGGCTACACTTTTAAGCCGTAACTTGTTGAAAATCAAGCTACGGCTTAATTTTTTGCACAACATTTGCACAACCAACTATATCTGCCATGGGTTGTTGTTCGGGTCGTAGTCCCTCGCAAAGGTGGCAATCGCATAGTCAGTCTCTGGCTGCTGCTTCTCGTCGACCTTTCGCGGTATCATAGGGTTTATGCGTAGCCTCGATGCGTCTTCGAGCCACTTGATTGAGTTCTCGTAATCGGTAATCCTGGCCGTGCTGACATTGTTCGGGGATATCATCTTCGTCAACTCATAGATGGCAAGCCGCAGCATGTGCTTCTTCACATTCTTGTTGCGCGGGTCGTGGTCGCACATGTTGTACCCCTGCTCAATCTTGTCGGAATTGACATTCATCACCGGAGCGAAGACCTTACCGCCATAGACCACATATTCGGTAGGCGAGAACTCGTATTCGTTGTAGTTCGGGTCATACTCCCCTATCAGGCCCCAGTTGTCGGAATCAAGGGGATTGACGGTCAGGTCGATGCCGTCAAGGTTGATAAGGGCGTAGAATTTCCCTTCGTGCTGAACGACCTCCCACGGCCCATACTCTATGTTGGCCTCCCAAATGGAACTGCTGACCTCCTCCCATCCGTTTGAGCCGGGCACACGGATGTCTCCAAAGTCATATCCGTTCGGTTCGAGGCACTTGAAACAGGCGTTGGCGAACTTCACGACATTGCCGGGATAATAGGTCCCGATCTGCAAATAATTCGGAACGCTCTCCTCGTCGTCGACAGTGACCTCAACCCAATAGGCCGATGCCATAGGAGCCTTGCAGCCGTTGATGGTGCGCAAAGCCTGACGCACATAGCCGTCGTACAGGAAGTAGCTGCCGACTGGATAGGTAATCTGCCTGTTGTATGGCAGGATCTTCTTTCCTTCTTCGAGAACTTTTTCAATCTCATAGTTCTCCGTCAGGTACTCGATGATTGAGAACTCGGCGGCTTCCTCGGCATTGAGGTAAGTCTCTTCGTCGTCTCTCGTCATTTGCGAAAGCGCAGTCTCTGTAATCAGACCTTTGTAATCGTTGTTGTTAAGGAATCTTCTGTACATTGTTAGAAATCAAATTGGTTATAGACTGGGGTATCGACTGTCTCGATGCCAATGCCGCCTCCGCCCATCTGGAACTTGCTCCAGCTATTGCTTAGGAAGTAGCACAGCACATAGTCAAAACAATCGGACAAGTGCCCGTATTTCTCGTATTTGGTGTTCGTTTTCGGGTCTGTAACCTTGGGTTTGTTCTTGGTGCCATCCGCGTTTTTCTTCTGGTTCACCATGTCTTCGGTCAACCTTCTGCACCTCATGTCGATGTATATGTTCCAACCATCAAACCCGGTCAACACCGCATTGGCAAACTCCAACCTCGTGACAAGAGGCGGCTGCTTGCTCAACAACCTTAATTGCGGTCTCAATGTGGTGTTCCTCATGTTGTTCATGATGATGGTGAAGTTGTTCGTCCCATCCTCGGTCTGCGTAGAGCGGGCCAGTCCAGCAGGGTCGCCGGTCACAACAATGCCGCCCAAGTGGTTCTCCCGGACAAACTTATCCCTGACTTTCATCGACAGCCTCGGAGTGTTGTTTTCCTTTTCTTCCTGTTTGCCAAGAATCTCTTCGAGGAAATAGACATTCTTCTTTTCATAGTCGATTTGCACCGAAATCGAACCCATGTATGGAATAACATTGAAGTCGAAGCAGACTATGGCAGGCTTGAGCGGGTCATAGACGCGCTCCTTCAAGTTCGACACAAGATGCTTTTCGCCATCGAAGTTCCAATAGGCAGCCGACACATTGGTATCGGTGAAATCCCAGTTGCCGTACTTCAAGCGTTCTCTCGTGGCCTTGTCCTTGATCTTGTTCAGATTGGCCTCATATATCTTCCTAAACTCAATGTCAGGATTGTCATAAAGCGAGAAACGGACAAAGACATCTGTTTCATCGCATTCGACAGGATTGCCATCATCGTCTTGGACGAACCTCGACCTCACCCATGTCATGCAAGGGTTTGTCGACATAAACAGGCGAGGAATCTTGAATGTCTCGTGGACCTTCCATCTGATACGCGACGACAACACCTCAACGGCCTTCTCGCAGATTTCACTGACCTCATCAATGAAGGCTATCGTGTATTCCGACGAGCCAAGCCTTTCAAAATTTGGGTCGGACGGCAAGTCCTCCAACTCTTTCAAGATGATGACGGAGCCGTTCCAGAATGTCACGACGCCTTCAAGGTTGTTGATTTTGTAGTTTTCACCTTCTTTCAACCCCCAATCTGTCATCACCGTCTTGATGGTGTTGAATGTGGATTCCTTCAGCGACTTGATGGTCTTACGGGCGACAACGGCGCGGATGTTGTCAAACCGCATACAACTGCTAATCAACCAACAACTCCCAAGGAAGCTCTTACCGCCACCTGCGGCACCTCCGCCCAATATGGTCTGTGGAAGATTCGTCGTGCCGCAATTCTTGCATCTTGGTTTGTATTGGGGATTCCCTTCCCTGTCGTGTCCAACAAAGACATTCTCGATACTTCCGTCGCTGCCGCAATGCGGGCAATGGTCGGGCTGCAAATAGTTCCACAGCTCGTACTGCCTTTCCGACGGCGCGAAGTCTATCCGCAAATTCCCTGGGTGTCTGAGTTGGTTGGCCATTGTCCTATAAATTGAAAGCGCACCGGCAGGGCACGCTTTCGTTCAAGATATCGAGATGAAAAAAGTTACAGAGAGTTGTAAATCTTCTCAACCACCATCCAGAAGTCGTCCGTGTTCTCCTTTTCAGTCAGGCTTTCACAGGACTTCTTCAGGAATTCAAGTTCTTCGGTGGTGAAACTCACTTCAAGCGGTTCCGCCATGTCTTTCTCGCTGTCCCAGGTGATGGCACCTCTCTCTTGGTCGGTCTTGATGTTGAAGTGTTCCTTGTCTTCATCGGTGATGGCGACCTTCTTAACAATGGACTTCTTCAGGTTGAACTCAAGGAAAGTGCCGGTCTTGGGCAGGATGTTCGGGAAATAGATTCTGTCTTTAATGTGTAACTGCATAATATTTAAGTGTTGGTTTATTATTTGAATAGGCTGTATTCCTTTTCGAGGTTTGCTGGAATGCCGTATTTATTTTATCAGGACCAAACTTCTTGACACGCTCACTCCGAACATCGGCTGCTGCGAGTAGGTGTATCCGGCATAAGGCTCTATCTTCCATTTGCCAGCGGCCACGGTAGCCCTTGCAAAGACATAGGGGTCGAGTTGCTGCCACTGGTGGTTCCCGATGCCCAAGTCAAGTGTAAGCAATGGCTGTTTCGGAACCTGAACCTCATACTGTTGCTTGATGATCTCGGTGGTATGGCGATTATACAAATGTATGCTGTCAAGCGATGGATCAACACCGCTGTACCATATATCGCAGGTGTCGGGCACGCTGAACAGCCTATGCTCCCTTGCAAGATAGACCTCTATCGTGTCATGTACGATTATTTTTTCTCCGTCAGCATACTTTATAACCGGATAAGGAACAGGGACGGGGTAAGGGATGCTGTCAATGCGAATCAACGTGTCAGCGTCAGGTCTTACAGCCGTCCCTTGAATAGCCATCGAATCTAAGGTCACGATAATTGTCGTGTCAGCCACAGGCGGCTGCGACGCTCTCCTTTCTGCTGCTTCCCACATAAATGCGAAAAAAAGCATTATCAGGAACATCGCTGCTGCAAAACCTGCAAGTGCTAAATTTGGCTTGTTTTTCATCATTCCGAGAATTGAAAGTCATTCAAACGGTTCAACCATCCCTTCAAGAAGCGTTTCTGGGTATATCTCAGCAACTCATTTTCCGTGGCCTTGCGTCCAATCTTTTTCTCATAGGCAGCAACGCTGCGATTCACAAGATCCTCAAAAAACTTTTTGCGTCGGTTCCACAGTTTTGAAAAGACTTCCGACTGGTTTTGATTGTTGATGGCTCCAAGTGTGATTTTACCTACAATGCCGTCGGCAACGACCCCCAATACCTGCTGTATTGTCTTAATATAGCCAGTACCACTTCCCCAGACAGTGTTGACGCAAAGATTTGCAATACTCTGGTTGTTGATTTGGTCAGCCTTCATCTTGTCCCAATACATAGTCTTGAGAATGTCATACCATTCCTCGTATGTGATTGCCTTGAGGTCGCTAACCGTAGGGGTTTTCTTTCCATGTGCCTTCCTGTAAGCCTTGAATGTGTCAAGGGTAATTCCAATCATAGTGGCTCCACCGTTGTCAATCGGGTCGTTTGCAAACCCTTTGATTCTTGCCTCTTTGAACAGTAGCTTATTTGGTCTACTGTAATAGTCAATGGTCCCGTCAGGGAAATAGTGTGCCACACCTGCTTCCCAACGGAAGATGATAGGAACAAGTTTTTCGCAATTTGCCATGTTATTCTTCAATTATAGGTTCGTGTACAAATTCTTCTTCTACATCGTGATGGTGTCCATGAGGATGCTCATTGTTCGCCTTTATAGCGGCTGCAAGCGCATCTTTGAAAGTCTTGCTATCAAGGAACTTCGTTATAAGTTCACCGGCTTCGCTAAAATCTTTCTTCGTCTTTTTGTCAGCTTTCTCTTTTATGCTCATTATCTCGACAATAAGCAGATAAATACCGACAAGACAAGTCACCACAGGAACGCCAGTAATGACATTCAATCGGAAGAGTTCAAACAGACGCGAGAAGTAGAGCAACATATCCACTCCTGCGGCAACAATAACTCCTCCCTCATAAGTGATGAATTTCGTGAGTGTGCGCTTCAAGGCCCAAGAAGAACGGATTTCTCCTCTTATCTTCGCCTTGTGAATTCCGCTAATGAGGTCTACCATCATCGCCAATAATACGATGATACAAGCCATTCCGACCACCATAGTCATTGATTTAATAGTCATCCAGTCCATTCGCTTTAATTTAATTCATTATGAAGATTGATTCGTAAGGTATAAACCATTCTTTCTCCCCAAGGAAAGTCTCGTCAATCAACGAGGCCCAGCACCCAAGCAACCCACCTTCCTTCGAATAGACCGGCTCTGTCACTTCCATCTTATGGTTCAGCAGAGGCTCCATGCGCATTTCCGACAATCTCTTCGACGGTATCACGACGATGATGTCATTCTCCATCATTGGCCAATCTCCTCTTTCTGTTTCGTGCCTGCGGGGACTATGACGTTGAACGTGATGTTGCCGCCGCTTTCGTTCTTTATCTTCAACTCGGCATCATGACCGCCTTCCTTGAGTCCGTTAAGATCCATAAGCAGCTTGATTGCACTGACCGCAACTCCACGGCATGACGAAGGTGGTATCGTGTTGCCGTTCCTGTCTTTGGCACCTGCACAAGTGGCCATTTCGTCCGCGATGTTCATCAGCGTCGTGTTCAGGAACTCCTTCATGTACTTCGTCTTGTCGAAATCAAGACTGCTGATTTCGGAAAGGTATCGCTGCACCTCATGCCTCGACAGGAGAATGTGTGCCTTCATGCCCGACAACGGATCATCGTCGCCGAATGCCTCTTCATAGCATTTCACGGCATTACCGGCGAATGGCGCCTTGCCTGCGGCATACAACTCGCAGAACTTCTGTTCACGGTCGTTAAGTCCGACAGGATTGGGCAACATGGCACCTGCTTCAACGGTAGCAACCACTTCAGCCTCGCTCACCGGTATGATTTCATTGTCTGGCATACGCTTTCCTTTCTACTCACAAATAGTGGCGGATGGTGTTATTCGGTTTTTCGCTTGCCTAACAATTCCTCAAGCATCATCTTCTTGAACAGGTCGCCGATGGCCGCCGAAGCAATCTCCACGTCTTCAAGCGATTTCAGGTACTTGAAGTTGAAGCTGACGCGGAGGTCATAGCCGGAGATTTCCGCAAGCGGTTCCTCGATTTCGGGATTCTTGACCTGTAATGCGACCACATCGCTGATTGATTTGAACTGCACGATGGGTTCGTCCTTCAATTTGTTGTCTTCTTCCATAGTGTATTGATTATTTGTTTTCAATGATGAGATTCCCCTCCCTGTCGACATGCTTGCGCAGGAACTTCCTCGCGTTGAACACCCTGGTCTTCACGGTGTTGATGTTGTTCGATTCGAGTTCTCCCGATTCGTTCAGTATCTTCGCAATCTCCTTGAGTGAATAGCCCGACATCTGCATTTCAAACGCCTTGCGGTGTATCTGAGGCATGAGGTCGAGGGCCACTGACAAGCCGTCATGGTAGCCGCCGTCGCAGCATTCCATTTCGCAAGGCTTGTCTTCACAGTCCGTGCCGTAAACAGTTTCGATGTCCTGCAATGAATTGCCGTATTGCATCCGCCTCTTGTTCACGCCGAACACATAGCGCTTCGTGACGACATGAAGCCACGTCTTCAGGTCGCGGCTCTCGTCGTATGTCTCGATGTAGATGTAAAGGTTGAGCAGGACATCATTGAAGTTTTCGTCGACATCCTGCCGCGAGGCCGTGTAACGCTCACACAATTTCTTCACGAAATCGTAGTTGGGCATCACATACTTGTCGAAAAGTTCTTTCTTTTTGTCGGAATTTGGCCTGGGGGGATTCTCACGGCCACATTTGTCCATTAAGTTTACATTGCCGGATTCAACAAAGAAACTATACGAATCAAATTTCCGGCAAAAGTAACACTTTTTCCAGATAATTGTATGGGCAACGAAAACTTTTCAAAATCAGCGTTTTGGCTTGTGGGTAACACTCCAAGCCTTCTTGCTTCTCAAGCCGTTTTTCCGATAGTCTATCAACGCTCTCCTGAACTGTATCGTCCTGAAGAACTTGTTTTCGGATATGTAGGCCAGTTTTTCGATGATGTCGGCTGACGGGGCGTCCTTTGTCCCGCAAGAATCAACTATCAGCGCGAACTCGATCGGCGCACGATAGCGCATGAGATAGCCGAGTCTGATGTCCTCAAACCTCTTCCTTCTTGGCTTTCTTCCTTTTCTTGCCTTCCTTGACGGTTCCTTCTTGCTCTTCTTGCTCTTGGGCACCGTCATCCTGTCCTGTCTGGACTGGTGCGCTTTCTGGCTCGACTTCATGGGTCTCGATTTTCACTTCATTGCCTTTTTCCTGGGCATCGTAGAGGTTTCTGTGTACTTTGAACATTATACAATATAATTGAAAGATACTACTAAATTATTCGTTATCACGCTTTCAGAGACGAACCTGTTCAGCACTTGGGCTATTTTTGTCCCGCCTGCTATCTTGATGACAACCACGTTCTGTCTGTATGCGTTGCTTCCGGTGTAACACAATGTCACAATCACATCATAAGTCGGCGCGTCAACTTCAATCGGCAGTTGGAACACCTGCGACCCGTCCGCTCCTGGCGACACGGTTCCATAGACACCGACCATCCTGCCCCATTGACGGGCGTGCATGGTGCCTCCGTTGAAATCTATCCAGCCCGTGTCATTTATGACAGAAGAAGGAATGTCATTGACTCCAACGGCACCAATGTTTTCTCTGATCTTCTCCTTGTCTTCATCCGTCACAGCCATGTCGGAAAGCCAGTTCGACAACCGTGCATAACGACCATCGGCGGTCGTCTGGTTCATCGCACCAATCTGGCTGCACAACGATGTGGCTGTATTGACTCCAGAAATGATGAATTGTGACAAGCCGTTCGACAATCGGGCATATCTGGCATCGCACTGCCCTTGCGTCATCCCGCCTGTCGGAGCGCTTCCGTAGACCCAATCAGGCAACGAAGACTTCAAGACATATTTGTCCTCCAGCAGGGTCCCGTTCTCTTTGATTGCAGGCCCAATGTCGACATAACCCTGTCCCGTGACGACAATATTGCCGTTGCTGTTCGTCAACGCCAATGTGTTACCAGAACTGATTCCGAATGTTGCAGCAACATAATTGCTTGCATTCTTGAAACTCAATGTCTTGAGCGTTACGGCATTGGCCTCGACCGTGCCGCTTGCCGAGAAGTTCCCTGTAAGGCTCAGATTGCCCAAAATGGATTGGTTCTGCTTCGAGAGCAACACGCAGTTGGCACCGAAGAAAGCATCCTTGAGACGAGGGCCGCCCGAACTGGTCAGCTTGATGGACTGTCTTGCCGCGTTGGTCAGCGGATCATTGCCCGAAGGCACGGAAGCAGCCAAGGCGCACCCGTATATGTTCCTGCCGACTTTGTTGCCGCCGGTGACGTACTCAATCGACTCGGAACTGTTGTTCTCATAGATAAAGCAAGGGAAGCTGACACCTGTAGCGCCGTTGAAACGGCGTATCTTCTTGTTGATATAGACATATCCTTCCGAAACCGTGGTGCCTGAGACTTCACAACCTGAAATGATGAAGTTCTCGCAGCCGTCATAGATACTCACAAACGAAAGCGCGAGGTCCTGAAGGTTGATAAGGTCGTCGGCATAGGTGTAACGCCCGCCGTTTTGTGCGCTGAATTCTTTCATTGTCCTTGATAGATTATGTTGTATGTCTTGCTTGCAAGCCTGTATCTTTCAATCCAGTACCGAAGCTGCCTGTCATATTCAGAATGCGATATCAACGAATTGTCCGTCGAAGGGGCATGGACGACGAAACTGTATGCCACTGGGACGATGGTCTCGTTGCTGAAATAGAAAGCAGGGTTGTCGTTGATGCCGCCTTGCACGTCGCCGTTCTGGTTG